TGGAAGATGGCCATGCCGGCGTACCACTCCAGCCGGGTGCGGAGCGCGGGCTTGGTCTGCAGCTCGCCGAGGTCGGAGACCTCCATCTCGCCGTTCTTCAGGCCCATGAGCTTGCCGTCGCCCAGGGAGACACAGTAGAGGCTGGTGCACTGGGCGGTGCCCGACGCGGCGGCCTCGGTGAACGGCAGGATGGCCGTTCCGGTCTCGTCCAGGTCCACCGTGAGGATCGGCAGGCCGGCGTAGGACATGACGGGCACGCCCATCGCGTCCTTGTCGAAGGTGATGTAGCCGCCGACGCTCGAGGACCGGGCCGCGGCGATGAAGCGGCGCTTCATGGTCTTGTTCATGATCAGGTGGGTGGGGTTCTCGACCTGGTCCACCAGCTCGTCCATCTTGGCCAGGGTAAGGACGTCGCCGCCCGCGGTGCTGCCCTGGTTGATGAGCTGCCCGCCGATGATCCGGGCCTGCAGGCCGTCGAACTCGCGGGGGTCGGAGGTCTGGTCGCCCTTCAGGAACTTCTTGGTCCAGCAGAGGCCGAGCGCCTTGATCTTCATGGCTTCCTGGACCGAACGCTGGTCCTGGCCCATGGTCTTCAGGATGAACTTGTCCACATCGAGGTCGCCGCCGGCGATGGCCAGGGTCTCCGTGATGGGGTTCAGGACGCCCGTGGACTCGGTGTAGGCTTCGTTCACGCCGCGGAAGCCGACGCCGGGCAGCGTCTCTTCGCGGTTGTACTTGAGGGCGTTGCCCGCGATGCCCTCGAACGGCAGGACGCGCAGGATGTCGGACGAGCCGGCGTAGATCTCGATGGCGGCCGCACGGACGACATCGCCCGAGTGCAGCTTGGCGGACTCGATGAGAGTGAGGGCCATGATGGGGTTCCTTCCTAGGAGGCCTTACGGGCAGCTTTCATGCGCTCGACAGGCGAGAGATTCGAATCAGGTGCGGCGTGCGAGCCGCCGATGGGAGGTGCTCCGCCGCCCGTCACACCCGAGCCCTCAAAGAAGCGGCCATAGGCCGTGTCCTTCTTGAGCCCCTCGATGAGCAGTGCGGGGGTCTTGTTGTCGCCACCTTTGGTGATGACCCGGTGATGGCCATCGGGGCTCAGAACGGCCTCGAACTGGTCTTCGACGAGCTTCATCAGCAGCGGGTCGCCCTTGTGTGCCGCAATCGCTGCGGTCAACTCGGACTTCACGAGGTGCGTCTTGAAGTGGTGCTGGGCTTCGTCTCGCTCTTTGGCGAGCGCGATCTTCTCCGCTTCCACGGTGGCCTTGAGCTTCTCCCATTCGCCCTTGCGCTCCAGTTCCGCCTTTTCAGCGGAGGCCTTCGCCTCGGATTCGGTCCGCTCTTTTTCCTTGATGAGGCGCTCCAGTTCCTTGCGGGCCTGGCGCTCCTGGTCGAGAGCTTTCTTCAGGGCAGAGTTGTCCTCCGTCGGAGGCTTCTCGCCTGGCGCGGGGGCTTCGGGGGGCTTGGTTTCGTCGCTCATCAGGGCTCCATGGGGCGGCATCACGCCGCGATAGACTTCGCGCCTACCTGCCCCAAGGCTCTGCCCCACGGTGTAAACCTTGACTTTACTTTCTGCGGCGGATCAAGGCGGTCAGCTCGTCCAGGGTCAGCTCGTGCCCGGCCTGGTTCGTCAAGTCACCCAGGCCCAACTTGCCCTTGGACCATAGCCGGAACCGGGCGGGGCCCAGCACCTCCCGCTGGAAGGCCTCGTCCTTGCCCTTCAGCCAGGTCTCGTAGGTCAGCTTGCCGCTCACCGGCCCGTCCATGCTGGCCCGGTCACTGACGGACATGCCGTCGAGCACCTTCGCGGCTTCCGGGTCCCCACCGGCCGCCCTGGCCAGCTCCTCCCAGGACCGCGTGACCGGGATCTGGGTGGACCGGCAGCCCCAGTGCGCCGTGGGCCCGGGGAACTGCTTGTCATGCCCATCAGGCGCCAGCACCCCGTCCTTGAACTCCCACTGGAGACCGTCCAGGCCCTGGCAGATGGGCGTGGTCCGGGCGTCCAGGGTGGAGACCCAGGCCACGCCCTTGATGATGTCCAGGTTCTGCTCGTAGACGGCCATGTGCGCGGCGTTGTTGACGCTGAGGACGCTCGTCCGCACCAGGGTCTGCGCCTGGCGGGTGGTGATGCCCATCATGTCCCGGACCTCCCGGGCGATGACCGCCGGCGGGTGCCCCTGGCTCATCCCGACCCGGACGATGTTGGTGAACTGGCGCAGGATCTCAGACTCCTGCAGTGCCCACCACTCCGCCGATGGTGCGCCCTCGATGAGCACGTCCGAAGCGATGGCGGCCAGCTGCTCAGCCGTGAAAGTGGCGGTGGCCAGGTCCACGCCGATGGCCCCGTTCAGGAGGGACAGGGCCGAGTCGGTCTTGACGGCCGCGAAGCCCGGCATCTCCCGGGCCATGAGGCCCGCCGCGGTGCCCAGCCGGTCCTCGATGGCGGCCTTGGCCTCCTTGAGGACGGCATTGAATCGCCGCTGGCTGGCGTTGCTGGAATCCTCACCAAGGGCTGCCAGGGCCGCCAGGAGGTCCCGCTCCAGCCCACGGAAGTGGGCCGCCACACGCCCCGACAACCCCGCCTCGTAGCGCAGGGTGGCGATCACGTCTTCGATGGCGCGGTCGTGGAACCGATCTGGGAGGGACATGGGTTAGGCAGCGGGCGCCGGCTTGGGCGTCCTGGGCGGCACCTCCACCGGGGCGGGGGCCTGGATGCTGAGCCTGTCCAGTTCGTCCTGGATATCGAAGCCGTCGGGCAGCACCTCAGCATCCTGGAGGATCTGCAGGTAGGTCTCCTTCGACAGCAGACCGGACACCACGGCGTTCCGGACCTCCGTGAGGAACTGCGCGTCAGGCTTGGCGGTGTCCACGTCGGTGTTCACGCGGACCGTGCCCACGTCCCGCTTTGCCCACTTGGCGGTGAACTCCATGGCCAGGTCCAGGGCGTGCTGCAGACCCAGCGCCCAGGCCTGGATCCGGCTCATGGCCTGGGTGGACTCCACGCCGCTCTCCGTGGCGGTCTTCATCACCTTCTCGTTGATGATCTTCCCAGCCATGCGCTGCATCTCGTCCTTGAGGTCAACTAGATCCTGACGCCCGGCCTCGATCGCCTTGCCGCTGTGCTCGACGTAGACCAGGGTGGACCCCGTAGGCCCGAGAATCGCGCTGTTCGGGCTGGCGGCCAGGCTGGAGTCGGAGTCGAAGCCAGAGCCGAAGAGAATGGGCACCCGGGACACATGCAGGATATGCCGCTGGTCGCTGGCGCTCTGCCAGTGCTCCACGTTCTTCCAGGCGAGGTCCAGCATCGGCGGCAACCCCCCCATGAAGCCCGTCCGGCCGGTGTAGACCGGGACCACGGGGATCTCCTGGAGCGTGGTGGCGCCGGAGGCCGCGGGGTCGATCACCCAGTTGCCCTGACCCTCGTTGTCCACGAAGACGGTCACCACCCCGGGCTCCAGGACGCGAATCCGCTCCACACTCTTCGTCCCGAAGCTGCCGTCGTTCACCTCCACGCTTTCCTTGTACCGGAACTGCGTCAACACCAGGCGCCCGTTCACGGTTTGCGTTCGGAAGCCCAGCACCCGGCTGGCGGGAACGTGGACCCAGTAGGGCCGGACACCCAGCTCGCGCTCGATCTTGAGGCTGGCGCCCACGGGGACCACGGGGTAGTCCACCACGATGAACGAGACCCCATCCGTCACCGCGCTCTCGAAGCTGGTGCGCGCGAACTGGGTCACGTCCTGCCCGATGAGGTCCACGTTGCGGAACCAGGCCTGGGTTTCCTCGGCCCCATCCACCACCACCGGCTTACGGAAGATGAGACCGGAGGCCAGGTCCACCGCATCCCGGAAGGCCGGCAGCAGCACGGAGGCCCTCACGCGGCTCTGCCAGGCGTCCAGCTCCTCTAGCGGGTGGCGTGGCAGGTAGGTGCTGCCTGCTTCCCTCATGGCCTCGGTGCCCTTCACCAAGAGCCGCGGCAGGACGCGCTTTTTCTCTGCGTCTTCCTGGGCCTTCGTCTTCCGCTCGACTTCGTTCATGTCAGCACCTCACCTAAAGATGGCGTAGAGAGCGGCCACGACTGCACCGCCCATGACCGTGTTCGCCCAGTCTGCGATTTCCACCACCTTCCCCGACGCTCCGTCCACCACCTCCTTGAGGAGACCCACGAGGGCTGACGTGAGGATGATCCAGAACCAGCCGTGGGGAGTCGGGCAGGTCAGCAGGTAGAGGGCAGCAGCGAAGCCAGCGAACGCACCAGCCACGAGGTGCTTCTGCTTGTCCTTGGCCTTCCAGGGCCAGGGCGAGGTTTCCGACCAGATGATGCGCATCAGCCGTCCACCAGACCGGGGTACTCTGGCTGGAGCTTCAGCGTCTCAAGCGCCTGAGCGAAGATGTTGCCATCGGCTGGCACATAGTCGAAGGGGAAGGTGTTGCTGTACCGCTCCTTCTTCCCGTCCTGCTTGGCTGCCTTGGACTTGTAGACCTTGTAGTGGGCCAGCGAATCCATGCCGGAGTAGGGCGTGGCAACACGGCTGGTATTGACTTCCGTGATGACGAAGTAGGCATTAGGCCAAGACTCGTCCTGCTCGGTGTCGGGGTGGTTGAACTGTCCGATTGCTGCGAAGGCCATGATGGGCTCCTATGCGTAGAAGTTGTTGACTTTGTTCTTGGTCCCAATACCAGTGGACTGGTAGTGGATGTCAACCGTGTGGAGGAATACGGCATCGGTGCAGGTATCCGCACCGTCAGCCGCCTTGCGGTAAGCCCTGACGAGAATAAGTCCGTCAGGTTCAGTAAGACTGGCAATCGTGATGGCAGTTGTTTCCGCGATGTTGTGCTGGTAGCGAGTTGCGGGACAAGCCTGCGTCACGGTAATGGTCGTGAAGGCGGGGAACGCCTCCTGATTGAAGCCCTTGGCGAAGGAGTAGTCGAAGCCCCAGACCACATCGCCCGTGTTGGGGGTGGCGGCGGCATTGGACCAGTGGGCGTGGAGGTAGATATTTGTCGATGGAACATAATCATGCGGAACATGGAACACGATGAACACTTCCTGCTCGGTAGTCGCCGAGAAGGAGTACTGCCGCATGACCGTGCCGGTGTAGGTGGCGAAGGTAGGATCGGCGGCACCCGAACCACGAACCGTAATATCGCCCGTCAGATCCCGCCACGGGAAGGTGGGGGCGGCAAGATCAACCTGAATCCCCAGACCCGTGGTCTTGGGAAGAACCAACTTTCCATCGCCAGTCAGACCAAGTTTCGCCGTAGCGGTCTGGAGCGTGGTCCCAGAAGCGCCCACATCAGGCGTCTGCCATTCGTAGAGGATTCCGGTGTTAACGGCGCTACCTGTGCCACGGGATGAGCGGAAGGTCCACTTTGCGGGAGAGATGTTGGTTCCGCTTGCATCCTGAACACTCAGAGTCTGCGCTACGGGAGGGTTGGCGGCGGCTCTGCCCATTCTCCAGTTGGCCACTCCGTCTCTACCAAGGAATGTGTCGGGAGAATTAAGGCCGGAGGAGCCTACAGTGTATAGACCATCGCTTGACCTTACGACAATCTCAGAAGAAACATGATACCCAATACCAACACCCGTAGATCCCGTAAAGATATACCCACTGCCCGCCATAGAAATGCTTGTGAGCGAAGAAAGCGTTCCGTTGCTCCCGAATGTGTACCTGTCGGTATATGCGCCACCGGCCAGCGAGTGGGATAGAACAAGGGACGAGGTGACAGTATTCCCTTGAATGGGGATAACTTCGGCTTTCCAGTCTACTGTTCGGGCAACCGCATCATCGGCATCAAACCCACTAGCCCTAAAGCGGACGGATGGCGAATACTTCTGCGCACCTACCGTAGCGGTAGCGGAGGTGGCGAGGACAATTCCATCCACGCTTGTCGCGGCGACCGCCTGCGTATTCGTGAAGGTGCCTTCGGTGAGCGCCAGGGCTGAGGTTGTCTTGTTGTAGACGAGGTTCGCGTCTCCATAGAACGCTCCTGCGTCATTGATCTGGACTTGGGTATCTGCGCCACCGGGGGTCGTCTGGGTGAGCGTTGCCAGCTCAAAGTCAGTTTCTCCGGCGTTAACGCGGACCACCTTAAGGGTGTTGCCCGTGTAGGCCAGCGCAGCCAGTGAGGTGAGCTGGGTGTCTAAGGGCTGTGAGGCGGCCTGCGCCGCTGCCGCAGAGCCCGTCGGGTCCGCACCCACGTCCGCCGCGCTTGGGGTGGTCCAGGAGTAGGTCCCGGAGCCATTGTTCTTTAGCCATCCGGTCGCATCGGCAGGCAACAACGCATCGCCGCCCCCGCCCTTGTGGGCTGTGGCGTGGGCCGAGGGCGCGAAGGTCGATGGGACGCCCGAGAGTGACGAGTAGGCCCCGTCGAAGGACGAGGTACCCGCGCCGATGTATGACCGCACGCCTGCGGCGTCGCTCTTGATGAGCAGGTCCCGCCCGAACGAGTGGGTCGCCAGCGCCGCGATAGCCGTCAGGTCCGCATCCACCGGCTGGCTTGCCGACTGCGCGGCAGCAGCTGCACCCAGGGCATCGTAGCGTGCGTCCGCGTCGCCTCGCGTGGGCACAGACGTGGATGCGGCCACACCCAGGGCACGCTTGGTGAAGGTGTCTGCGGCGGTCTGTTCCACGAGGCCGGCAGTGGCGTCCAGGGCGGCCAGGGCGGTGAGGGTGGCGTCAGAGGCTTGCTTGTTCCCCAGGTCGGTGGTCAGGTTGGTGATCTGCGACTGGCTGAGGGTGAGCGGGTCCGACCCCGCAGCCGCGTGGGAGCTGGCGTGGGCGGCTACAGACCCAGAGCCGGACCCGGACCCGATGGCCACGATCCTGACCCCGCCAGACGTTTTCACCATGATGCGGTCGCTCATCGGGTCACCTCGGCATCGAAGCAGGCCTGGCCCTGCAGGATGCGCGTCACCACGCCTCCCGCCGAGACGATCTCCACGTCGTAGACGCCCACCTTGCCGTATCCCTTCAGCACGCGCCCGTCGGGCAGCTCCTCATGCACCCAGGCCTTGGGCGTCGTGATAGATGTGAGGCTCAGCGTGCCGGTGGTGAGCTGGGCGGCCGTCACCGCCAGGGCCAGGGTTCCCGCGGCCCCGCCCATGGTGATCCCGGCCGCGGGGCTGCTGGTGAGGCTGAGGATCGTGCTCGAGGCCTCGGCCGTGGCACGAACCTGCATGCGGGCCGTGTACCCCGTCAGGTTGAAGGGCTGGGCCTGGCTCACGGTGCCCGCGGCGACAGCCCTCTCGAGTCCCGTGCCCTCCAGGATGATGGTTCCGGAGGCCGCAGCGTTGATGGTGGCCCCGGTCTCCACCTGGTAAACCGTGCTGTCGCTGCCGAAGGTCACCAGTTCGCCAGCCGCGAAGGTCACTGGTGACGCCGACCCATTGGCCACGGTGATGCTGGTGGCTCCGGTGGCCCCGGTGCCTGTCACCCCGGCCAGGGAGGTGAGCGCGTTGTAGTAGGTGAGGGTGCGGGACCAGTCCGCGCCCATGTGGAACACGAGGTTGGCCCGGCCCACGTCCTGGCTGCTCATCGGTGCCTCCCGTCGTTCCCCTGCATCGGACAGCCCTCATGGCGGCAGTTCGTTCGATCCCGCTCGAGCAGGGATTCGATCTGGCCGCTGATGGAGGTGGCGAGGTTGTTCAGCCTCGCTTCGAGCTTCGACTCCAGCCCCTCGAGGTAGCCGCGGATGGTGGCCTCGCTGGGCATGCCCGAGATCAGCGCCTTCAGCACCGCCAACTCAGTCTTGGCGCCGGAGAGCTCATGTTCCTGGGCCTGGATCCGGCGCCATTGGGCCTCGGTCTGCCGCTTGTGTTCGGTGGCCGCCTGCTCGAGGGCGCCCTCCTTCCGCTTCGTGTTGGAGTGGTAGATCAGCAGGGACACGAGCGCGGCGGCGAACGAAGCGCCTATCGCTAGGACAATTTCAAGCCAGATGGACACGCCGCCCCCTACACCAGCGCCAGCAGGACCTTGGCTGTGGCCAGCCAGTCCTTGCCGCGCCAGGCCGCGATACCAATTTCGATGAAGAACTTCAGCAGGGGCCGGTCCGCCCACTCGATGGCCGGGCCGAAGACGCCGCCGAACTTGATGGCCTCGTCCAGGATCTCCAGCGCCAGCTCGAAGGCGAGCTTGCCGTCGAACTTCAAGCCCAGGATGCCGTCCGGGTCATGCTCGGCGACGAAGTTCTGTTTCACCACCTCCACCGAGGCGCAGACGTTCTTGACCAGGTCACCCAGCACGCCGAAGGCCTGCTCTGGGTGGCGGATGTCCAGCACCAGGCCGCCTTGGATCTGGGCCCACAGTGGCGAGCCACGCAGGAGCTGCTCAGCCTCGGCCTTCAGGGCGGCCTTGTCGAAGGTGACGGTCAGAATAGGCTCGTTCACTTGTGCCCCCATGTGTACTTGCCCATCACCACCGAACCGCCGTTGGCGTAGCCGGTGACCACGGACCAGTTGCGTGAAAAGTGACGCTCCAGCAGCACGCTCGGCCGGAGGTGCCCGTCCGAGTCCTTGCCCAGCCCCGCGGCCAGACTGAACTTCGGCGACGGCGCCAGCCGCTGGATCTCTGAGGCCGGGAAGTAGGCCTCGGCGGCTGTGAGGTGGATCTCCTCGGCCTGGCCGTCCACCTCGCGGGTAAGGCGGGCCGCAGCCCGCAGCCCATCGCCGCCGGTGCGCCAGGAGGCGAAGGCCAGCTTGAAACGCTCCTCCCGATTGATCCAGCCCACTCGCAGGCCGCTGGGATCAGCCACGATCTGCGCCGAGGTGAGCGCAGGCAGGCCGCCCCGGTCCTGGGGCACCGTCACCACCTGGCCGGGCACCTCAATGACCACAGGCTGGAGCGGCTGGGTGGTGGCTGGGACGAGCCCGGACGCCTGGGTCGCGCCAATGACCCGACCACCCTGCCGCGATATCTCCCGGGCCAGTTCCGGGCCCAGCAGCTCCTTCACCCGGAAGGCCAGCTGCTGCGCGTCCACCACGCGTCCCTGCGCCTGGTAGGCCTTGCCGATCTTCTCGAAGCGCGCCTCCACCGTTTCCTGCAGGGCCACCAGCTGCGCCGCCCGGCGGTGCTCCTGGATGCCCCAGACGATGACGCCGGTGAGCGCCATCAGGGTGAGGATGGACCAGGGGCGAGTGGGGGTGGGCTCAGCCATGGACGCCCCGATACTCCGCGGCCTTCGCCGGGATCACCCGGATGTAGTCCTGGGTCTCGCGTGGGCTGAAGCGGACCCAGGTCAGGGCACCTACAGCGCCCGCCGCATCGGCGCGCCGGACGGCCTTCTGCCAGTTGCCCGGGCCCCAGTTATAGCAGGCCAGACCAGCGATCCAGGGGTCACAGCCTGGCAAGCGCCTCCGCGCGAACCGCTCCTGGCGCAGCATGTAGACATGCTGGGCCTTGATCGCCCAGAACGCCTGGAACGGGCTCACGTCCATGGGTACCACGCCGTCGTCCTGCATCTCGCGCCAGGTCGGGTCCATGAACTGCGCCAGTCCCTTGGCGTGGCTGTAGGGGTTCTCCGCGGTCGGGCGGAACCGGCTCTCCTGCCATACCTGCGCCGCCCTCTCGGGCCAGCGGTCCCCAGCCTCCCGCTCAAAGTCTGCGCGGAAGGGAACGACGGCCAGCAGGACGAGGGCGGCAATCTTCACCGCAGCACGCCGCCGAAGAGGAAGGCCAGCCCCAGGACCACCGCGCACAGAAGCCGCACGTCGGCACGCGCCGCGGCCCGCTTCGCCAGCAGGTTGTCCAGCACCTGCCAGGTGAACACACCCACCGCGACGATCACCACCCAGAGCGCCAGGGCGGCCATGATCTTGGGCGGGGCGTTCTGCAGGAACACCACGCCGTCGAAGCGGGGGTCCGAGTAGTCCATGCCTGGGTTGGCTGTGGTGTGGATGCGGCCCCAGATGCTGAGGACCGCCAGCACCAGGAAAGCCAGCCAGCCAGCCAAGCGGACCGAGGCCAGTTGAGCTTCCGTGGTAAGGGTGTCCGAGTCCGCGAAGATCGCCTTGAAGGCCGCGGACCGGGCCACCAGGACGAGGGCCAGGCCGATGACAACGACGAGCAGGAATGTCATGGTGGCCCCCTGAAAAGTGGGGGGCCTTGGTTCATCGCTTATGCGTGTCCCGAATAGAGATCGGGCGTTGGGGTAATGGCCCCCCAGATCAAGGGTTGGGGCCGCGATGTAAACTCCGGCTTTACATCAGGCGGAGGCGGCCCAATTCCGACGGCGCAGCAGCTCGGCGCGGTAGTCCGTGTAGGCCTGCATCCGGGTGATGTTGAACCGCCCGGCGATGACCTGCATGCCGACCCCCTGGCACCGCAGCCGGTAGACCTTGATCCGCCGCAGGAACACGCCCACGGGCGCGCCGGAGCGGGCCAGGTCCTCCACCAGGAGGTCCACCCGCAGCTCCGCCTCCCGCCGGGCCTCGCTCGGGGTGTGCCCGCCGCGCAGCAGTGAACACGCGAAGTGCAGGACCAGGACTTCGAGGGCGTCGGGACGGCTCATAGGCGGAATCCCTGGACGACGGCGGTTCGCTTGATGATGGGGAACAGGGCGTGGACCTTGTAGCCGTAGCCGTCGGGCATATGGTCAATCCCGAGGGATTTGTCAGGCTCAGAGGTGCCGTCCTTGTAGGTCTGGCCCTCGAGCCCGCGGATCAGGGACTTGCAGCGCGGGTTGATGAACGCCCGGACCTCACCGCCTGCGTTCCGCATGAGGGCGTTGACCTCGTTGATCCGATCCACCACGAAGGGGGCCTGGGCCGGTGCAACTACCTTGAAGCCGGCGGCCTTCAGGATGCTGAAGTCGGTCTGGCCCACGGGCGCCGAAGTCTTCCGGCTGTTCCCGGAAGGGTCCGGATAGACCACCGTGCGCCGACCAGGGAACCGGCGCAGCAGCTCGGCCACCATCAGGTCCGTGTTCCCGTTGGGAATCTCGATCTCGCCGAAGGTGTGCAGCTGGCCACCAGGTGCTACCGAGCAGCACGCGCTCATCGGGTTCACGTTGAAGTCCATGCCCACATGTAGCGGAAGCTCCTGGATGTCCTCGGTGTCGGCCCGGACGTTCTGCGCCCGCTCGAAGTTCTGGTAGCAGCGGCCCGAGAGCGTCTCGAAGCTGGCGTGGAACTCCTGGCGGTAGGTGCGCTCGTCCAGCTCGGCCCGGGCTGCGTCCAGTTCCTCGGGAGACACGTTCCCGCCGTCCGCCGTGGTGAACTGCCACGCCTCCCAGCCAGGCGCGTCCTGGGCCTTCACCCAGAGCTCATGGAAGTGGTTGAAGCCTTTGGGCGTCCCGATGAACAGGGCCCAGCCGGCCTTGTCGGCCAGCGCCGCGCGGATCACCTCAAACCAGGCGTCCGGGTCCATGTCGGCGAACTCGTCCAGCACCACGCCGTCCAGGCCCACGCCGCGCAGGCTGTCGAAGTTGTCCGCGCCACGGAGGGCGATGACGTTGCCGCTGTCGAACTCGACGGACAATTCCGTTTCGTTGACCGCCTTCACCCAGCTCATCGGGATCATGCGCTTCAACTGCTTCCATGCGATCTGCTTGGCCTGCCTGTAGGTTGGCGCGACATACCAGAAGGTGAGGTCGCGCGTGCCCTTCCGCAGGGCGGCAGCCAGCAGCAGCGCCAGCGCCAGAAACGTCTTCCCGAAGCGACGGCCAGCGACAACCACCTTGAACCGGGCCGTGCTGTGGTAGACACGACCCTGTGACCTGGTCAGTGTCACAGCCGGCATTACTTCGTCTCCGGCGGGACGATCAGGATGAACGGGTCGCCTGTGGTTTCGATCTTCATGTCGGAAGGCAGCACCTTCCCGATGAGGGTCATGAACGCCGTGGGGTTGAGTTCAGCTTGCCGAAGCAGGTAGGCTTGGCCACCGGCATCCGAGAGCGCGCCGAGGATCATGTCCTTCAGCGCCTTCGTGTTTTTGTTGGGCTTCCCTTTGCGGGAACCGCCACTATTTGGCACTTTCCGAGTTCCCTTGGGTGGTCCTGGCCGGCTCATCTCGTCTCCTGAAATGGATCCTGGACAACAAGCGCGTGGAAGGCGCCGCAGACAGGGCAGATGACGACGGACACCGCCCCGTCCTCCATGTCGGTGACCAGGCGGCACAGCTCGTCCCAGGTGAAGGGCGGGTGGGGGCAGGGGGTGGCGGGTGGCTCACGCCGTGGCGTGGGCTGGGGTGTGGGTCGGTCGCTCATGCCACCCTCGCTGGGGGTGGGCCACAGTTGGGGCGCTCATAGACTTCGCTCATGCCACCCTCGCTCTCAGGACCACCCCAGCAGCGTCCAGGATGGCCTGCACGTCGCCGATGGACCTCACCACGCCCGCAGGGCACCCTCGGGCCGCCTGACGCGCCAGGAAGGCCTCCTGGGCCGCTGTGACCCGTCCGCGAGGTGCCTTGACCTCCAGGTAGGCCGTCCGACCGTCGGGCAGCTCCACGGTGAGGTCGGAGTGGCCGGTCTCGGCCAGGTGGACCGGGCGGCCCTTGGGGCCCCAGGGGTGCGGCGACTTGCCGACCCAGATCTGGCCGGCGTTGACGCGCTGGGCGTGCAGGCCGTTGGCTCTGAGCCAGGCGAGGATGGTGCGCTGGATGAGGGCTTCAGGCTTGAGCTTAGGCATGGGACACCCGCCGAGAGACCACGAGAGACTTGATTTTTGAGGTATCTCGGCCTGGAACCCGCTGCCTTGTTACCTTTGAGAGACTAGAGAGACCT